CGGTGCTGGGCGGGTTGATGCTGGACAACCATGCATGGGAAAAAGTGGCCGATATCATCACCGATAGCGATTTTTACCGCCACGATCACCGCCTGATCTATCGGCATATCTCGCGCCTGATCGAACAATCGCGCCCGGCAGACGTGGTGACGGTCGCCGAATCGCTGGAAAAATCCAACGAACTGAACCAGATTGGCGGATTGGCTTATCTGGCGGCGCTGGCGCAGAACACGCCAAGTGCCGCCAATATTCGCCGCTATGCGGAGATTGTGCGCGAGCGCTCAATCATGCGGCGACTGGTTGAGGTGGGTACCGAGATTTCCGATTCGGCGTACAACCCGCAGGGCAGGGAGGCGAGTCAGTTGCTCGACTCGGCGGAAGCCAAGGTGTTTGAAATCGCTGAATCCAGCGCCAAGGGCAAGCAGAGCTTCCTCGGCATGAACGAGCTGGTGACCGAGGTTGTGGAGCGGATCGACATGCTCTACAACCGCGACAACCCGGATGAGGTCACCGGTATTCCCACCGGTTTCATCGATCTGGACGGCATGACCTCCGGCCTGCAGCGTGGCGATCTGATCATTGTTGCCGGCCGCCCGTCGATGGGTAAGACCGCGTTTTCGATCAATATCGCCGAGAACGTGGCAATCGATTCCGGCTTGCCGGTCGCGGTATTCAGTATGGAGATGGGCGGCGCGCAGCTGGTGATGCGTATGGTCGGCTCGGTGGGGCGGCTGGATCAGCACAAGATCAAGACCGGCCGGCTGGAGGATGAAGACTGGCAGAAGCTGACATTTGCCGTGGGCAAGTTGTCGGAGGCGCCGATCCATATCGACGAATCGCCCGGCCTGACTGCGCTGGAGGTGCGTGCACGGGCGCGGCGCCTGGCACGCCAGTATGGCGGCCAGCTCGGTTTGATCGTAATCGATTACCTGCAGCTGATGTCGGGCAGCAATACCGGCAAGGATTCCAATCGCGCTACCGAGCTGGGCGAAATTTCGCGTTCGCTGAAGGGCTTGGCCAAGGAGTTGAAGGTTCCGGTCATCGCATTGTCGCAGTTGTCGCGTACGGTGGAGCACCGGGTGGATAAGAGACCCTGCCTATCAGATCTTCGCGAATCCGGCGCAATCGAACAGGACGCCGATATGGCCCTTCTGCTCTATCGGGATGAATATTACAATCGAAAAACAGAAACGCCCGGAGTTGCGGAAATCATCGTCGCAAAGCACCGAGATGGACCAACCGGAACAGTCGAACTTTTGTGGGATGAAAAATGTCTGAAATTCAAAAACCTGAATCATTCAAACCTGCTGCCAGCGTTCTGAACAAAATCGTCAAACTGTACGACGTTTCCAGTCCTGATAAACCCAGTGAATTCATCACAAGTCTGATAGGCCGTTCGACAGACGCGTCTTTCAGAAGAACCAGAACGGTCAATCAGGATGAAAACGTTTTTTATTTTGAAACGCTTCATCGGGCGGTTCTTGCGGTCCGCTCGAATGCGCTGACGGCGTCTCCAGATTTCAAAAAAAAGAAATGGAAAACGTTCATCGACCTGCTCAGAAAAGAGCTTCTTCGGTGGGACGATGAAATATCACACAACGCAGAAGAAGTTGAGCGTCTCATGGATTTAAAAACTCCGAGGATGTTAATCCGCCACTGGTTAACATCAACAGACGTAATAGAAGTAGGCCTTGGAGACGTTCAAAACAGTCGTCGGAACATGCAATTCCAAATACAGGATATGCGAGAGCGCGCCAGAGGGAACATCCCTCCTGAAGAATTCTCAAATTGCCCCGACTGTATCTCTGAAGGTCTGCATAAAAACCCTTTTGACAAAAACTTCTGCATACGACATCTCTGGTGCAATGAATCAGAGTATGTTGGATGGACATTCTGGCGTGGAACGACAAAACCCATGTGCGCCATGAAACATTCAAAATCCGTTCCCGTTTTCAGAATGGAGAAAAAACCAGAAGAAAAACAAAGCCCAACCATTCTGATAGACGTGATTACCCTGTCTCCAGAAAGGCCGTCTCCAGATTCGTTTACGGATATCGAGAGATTAAAACGATACGGAAACTCTCTGGTCACTCTGTATAAAGACGCCAGCGAAGATTTGATTTTGTTGCCGCCATCGCTTCGGGACTCCGCTGAAAAAAGTCTCGAAAAACTAAAACAATACATTGACGAATTGAGAGAAAGAAAAAACAAACTGGAACAGGAATAAAAAAAATGGGCCTAAAAAGGCCCGAAACGTGCATGTACAAACGATGGAGTAGAACAGCAGTTGAACAAATATTTCTATGCTTTTTTCATTTCCTGAATCAGGACATACATCTTTTCGACGTACTCCTTCGTCAGGTCAATCGCCTTCGCGGTCTCTTCAGGCGTTGCAGTCTGCTTCCAGTCATCAGGGAAATGGTCAACGACCATCCGCGCAATCGCAAGACGATCGTTTGCGTAACCATCATTGAGCTGCTTCAGAAATAAAGCAAGAAGTTTTTCCTTGTTATTGAAAACGATTTTTACAGCCAGATTCTGAATAACTGATCCAAGTCCCATTTTCTTTCTCCTGATTATGGATTGAACCGAATCTTTTTACCCCATTGAAGCGTATCCAGATGAACCCATCCGGGAGTATGTTTCAGATTTTCCATCCGGCCAAGCCATCTGGCGTCGCAGAACTTCCAGAATGCTTCATTCGTCATTCCGTGCGGCGCTTCCAAATCGACGGCCCTTGCTGAATTGTGAGCGCTCATCAGGGCCGCCGGAATCCCGATGCTCCTGAGATACTTCATGTAGGCGAACGATCGATAGCCGGAAGAGATGATGAGCGGTTTTCCGAGTGGACGTCGAATCAGCGTCTCGATGTTCTCGAACAGGAAGATCGCGTTTTCAATCTCTTCTTTCTTGATGGTCGCCGTCGTGTTCCACATGCGCAGCGTTAAATATTCACGCCACGTAAAATGGCCGTTTGGAACTATCGGGCTATCGAGATTGATGTCCATGAACATATCCTATCATGGTTTGATGTTCCGAAGATAGCCCAGAACCTCTCCCCAAACCTGTTTGTTCATTTCAGCAACCTGACTCTGCAAAAGGGACGTATCAGACCGAAGCTGGTCATATCGACGCTCAAACGCCAAGTTGCTTCTCTTCTCAATCTCGACCTGCTCTTTGACCGCTTTCAACGTTTCATCGTGAGAATCCTTCAGCGCGGAGATAGATTCCTGATGCGCTTCGTTCATCGTTTTGATGGCGCGATTGAAATCTTTCGACTGCGTCTTTCCAAACCAGATAACAAGCGCGCAAAAAACAATCAACGCTGCTGCCGTTCCGGCTGGCAGAACTCCCGTCTTTTCAAGCCATCGAATCAGATTCAGAATTTCGAGTTCCAAGGCTACAAAATTCTCCCGATGATATTGAGAACTGCTTCTCCAATCATTTCAATTTTACGATATTTTCTCGCCCATACGGAAAGAATCGCTTCCGCTTTTATTTCCACCTGAGGCATGAAGCTGTTCCATCGATGGTTTCCGTATCGCCATCCACTCGCCAGAACGGTATGCGTCCCGGTTCCAATAGACGTAATGTCCGTCCTGCCTGTCGCTCCTCCAGACTGAGCATGCGCTAGCGTATCGTAAACGTAGAACGTTGTTGCGCTTTGACGGTTCAGATAATAAACCGTTGATGCGCTCAATGGAGACGGAAGCGTATTGGTCGTTTCAAACCGGACCGCGTCTCCAGTCGCAAACAGATTGGTCGCCAGCGTAATCAAATCGGTTGACGTACTGGCCGTAAATGTTTTCGAGAGACGGCTGTCTCCCCATGTCCTCGTTCCGCCCGTTCCAAAAGACGTCGCCTCTTCCGCCATTGAAACCGGGTCTGAAACCGTTTTCCCAAGATAAATAATCTGGTTTTCATTGATGCTGATTAATTTTCCGCTATCGCTCAATGCGCGCAGAACCGACTGAAACCCTCTGTTTAAACCGCCTGCTTCCGTGATGATGGACAAATCATTCAGGCCTCTCTTTGCGCTGATTCTGATTTTACGGATGGGAATATCGCCTGAAATGACATAGGACGTTACAGGGGTTGTGACGTCGTATCGCGCGCAATCCCCTGCAACTGGCAACGATACGCCAGCGTCCAGAAGGATATTGAACGTCGTCTGCGCCATGATGCGCTCAATGACAGAGCCGTGGTTGAGAACCTCTGATCTCGCTCTGGCAAGAGCAGCCTCATATGTTGTCAGGGATTCATCCTGAATGACAGGACCTTCCCGGACGCCATCATCAGGAGACCCGTATAAAGCGGCTACATTAGCGATGCTCACGTCATCCTGATAGGTCGCAAAGATGTTAACGCCGCGCCGGTACGTCACGCGGATGTTCTTGAAATCTGGATCGTCGTTCCAGTCCGGCGTCGGCGGTATCGTACTCGGCCCGGGATCACTCCCGAAAAACGCCAGCGTCGAGCCCTCCATGATGACAGCGTCAACGTCTTCATCGATGGGATAAACGCCAACCTCTTCCTGCTGAAATCCATCGCCTCTATCAACCTCAAGCAAGACGCCAAGATAAGGCGTGACCGTCTTGACCATGGCAAGCGAAATGCCAGCGGAATAGGACATGACAGCCGTCGCCAACGTCTGGGCGGATCCAGCCGTACTGGTCGCCAGCGTTGTCCAGTTCCTTGTGTATGTATCAGAACCAGTCTGGTATTTCAGCGTACATCCACCCGCGCTGGCGCATGAAATCCTGAATCTGTATTGCGTATCCGCCTGTAGCGTCAGTCCCGTATTCGAAATGATGGCTCCGTTTGAAACGGTGTAAACGACGCCGCTTCCATCGATGTAGAGTCCCGCCTCCAAAAACGAAACATCACTCAGGCCGACTGCGTTTTTCTCCGTGAAGCCCATCATGGCGACGCCATTGCTAACCCATGTGATATCAATGGTCGTCATTGGCGCAGATGAACGGGACGCGAGTCCAGTTGATATCAATCCAACCCACTGACCTGCGCTGGCTGTGTATTGAACGAATCCGTCTCCATCAGCGTAAACGTAATCACCTGTCCTGTCAGACTCAAACCAGTACGACTCACTGATAGTTTGGGAATTGAAACTGTCAAAAACAATCACAGACGCCGTATTGTCGAATGGCTTCGTCGGAAGGTTAAACTGACTCGACAGGCCGTCCCCCCTGAAATACGCCGTGTCCAGAGCGTCTGTCGCAGCCTGAGACCCTCTGACGGACTGAGAATTTATGACCGCATCCAGTGATATCGTCGGTTTGAACGAATCCCACCGAAAGGAATGGCTGGATTCCGTCAGCGTAAAACCGGAATAGGAACGCGTCGGGTCAACGAATTCGAGCTGAAAGCCGCTCGCGCTTGATATCACTCGCCAGACAGACCCTGTCAGATTGGCGATGAGATTCAAAACCTCAAACGGAAACGCGCCATTGATGGCATAAAAAGGCATCTCGTCCTGAAGAACAAGATGCGGGTCAGCTACCGTTGCTGACATTTGGAAGGGGTATGTCTGAGATTCGTCCGTTAATAACAAACGACAGGCGCTGGCGTAGGTAAGGCCGCGTATTGTCGTGAAAAGCTGTCTGCGGGAAAAGATGGATTCAAGACCGGTTGAGACGCAATCGTATCGCCACGTAGAAGGGGCGTAACGACGGGGCTCGCAACGGGTCTGATATCCGGTAAAGTCAGGACTGACTGAGTTCCGAAAATATACATCAACTCGCTTTCCGCCTTCTACCTGAAAGGTTCCCGGAATCTCTTTCAGTGAAAACTCAAGCACTTGTTACCCTTTCCGGTACCAAATTTGACAGCGATGTCTACGAAGTAATTCTGCCTACCATGAATGGCCAGATTGCCATTTTGCCCGGCCACATGCCGCTGGTTTCCGCCGCCACCAATGGCGTCATAGAAATCCGCCGCGGTCGCAATGACCGCGATTCAGAAATGGTGCTGTTTGCCACTAACGGCGGCGTCATAGAAGTCGACGCCAACCATGACGTCCACGTCATTGTAGACGAAGCCGATGATGCGGACAGCATCAACGAAGCAGAAGCAGAAGCCGCCTTCCAATTGGCGCAGAAACTCAAAGCAGAAGCCAAGGACCAGGTCAGCCTAGAAAAGGCTCAGAGCTTGGTGGATCGCCACGCCGTACGTTTGCAAGTGGCTAGCCTTAAGCGCCATCGAGCTGGTGGCCGGCCGCGCGTCTAACCTCCAGATTCTAGAAGCTAGAGGTTAGAGAGCGGCAAGAAAAATCGCCCCTTGTATGGGGCGATTTTCTAGAATCAAGAGTCAAAAAGCTAGCTTCTATTTAACAGAGCTGGTGCAGTGCGAACACTTAGTAGCCTTAACTGGGATGTCAGATAGACAGTATGGGCATTTCTTTTCTGTTGGGTCTTCTGGTGTCTTGCGCTTAGCGGCCAGGGCCAGGGCGTGGTTCATAGGTACAACCACCATGAAGAAGATGGCAGCGGCCACAATCAGGAAGTTGACTAGAGCGGTGAGCACGTAGCCGTAGCCAATCGTAGAGCCGTTCAGGACAAAGTGTAGCTCGTCAAAGCTGGGCTTGCCAATCAGGGCGGCAATTAGGGGCATAATAACCTTTTCCACTAGCTTGGTAACGATGGCACCAAACGCAGCACCAATAACTACGGCCACGGCTAAATCAATCACGTTGCCGCGCATTATAAACTTTTTAAAATCCTTAATCATTCCTGCTCTCCTTAAATTTATGCCCTAATAATATTCTAGGGGCGGCTAAGGTGTCAACTAGGCGGCAATACCAAATTCTTGGCCGCTGCCCCTACGGATTAGCTCTATGGCTATAGCGTTTGGGTCGTTAAGGGGGCTGAGGTTAAGCCTGACCGCCTCGCCAATGATAAGGCTGCTCGCTCTGAGCACTGTAGGGTCTAATGAAAATTCTGGCAATAGTTTTGGCGCGATTCTTTCTGACATGCTCGGCGTTTGCCAGTAGCGTGGCATTTTCTTGTCGTTGTGAAGCATGGTGCTAGAGCGCCATCCGTCCATGTCTAAGACAAGTTTAGCCTCGTATGGGTCGGCATGTTTTCCGGCCTTTACCACAAATGGGGTTTGGGAGTTCATTCTATTACGAAGAGTTTCGCGGTCTATGCCAAATTCCGGCTGGATTAGTTCTGAAACTACTTTAATACCCTCCCACGCTGTCTGGACAGGAAGCTCTTCTTGGGCCTTTTCTGCGAGTAATACGGCGCGTTGGCGTACGTCCTCTCTGGCCGCTGT